TAACACGCTCCACGTGGGATGGAGGAAATATATCCAAGTATAAAACGCTAAAAGAAGCCCTTGATGGCGACAAACAGCTTGGGAAAATATCTTCAAGCGATATAGACAGCATCCTAGAACGCGAAGCCGCCATCAAAAACATATGGGGCCTGCGTAATAAACTGATGGCGTTTGGGCCGGAGGGTATGCAGATATACGAAAGCGCCTTGGAATATAACAAGAAGGCGTTTGACGTTCAGTACAAGGGTATGGAGAAATATGTAAACGGCCTTACCTTGAGCGCCGAGGATAAAGAAAAGGCTCTGACGCTCTTAAGGACGCAGTTTGCCAAGGCCCATGAAATAGACGTGTACGCCACACTGGCGCGGTTTGGTGGTTACTGGCTGCGTGTTGGTGTGGATGGTCCGTTCCAAATGTTTGAGTCCGCCACCGCCCGCAACGAAGCCGACAGGCATTGGAAGACGTGGCTCAAGGACAACAAGTCCAGCGAAAAGGTCTACGCAGGCAACAAGGCAGAACTACGTGCTGCTGTTCTCGACAAGAGTGCCCTGCTGAAGCAGGTGTTCGACCTTATAGATAAGGAAGGAAGCAGCGACACCGAGGCGCTGAAAGACAGCATAATGCAGATGCACCTAAGCTCCCTCCCCGGAGCGGACATTCGCAAGAATATTATGCGCCGCAAGGGCACGCCGGGATACAGCGGAGACGCCCTGCGTGCATTTATAGGCCACCACACTACCGCCACAAACCAGTTGGCAAAGCTTTCCTTCTCCAATGAAATGCGGGAGGAGATTTCTAAAGCCTACCGGGTGTACGAGCCGAGCAAGGAAGATGACACTCAGGGCGCTGCTGTGGGTAGCGACGAAGTCTTGTCGCGCCAAGAGGAACTCCGGCGTAAAGCGGTCATCGAGCATATGGCCAAGATCGTTGACAAGGAACTTACCTACGACGAATTCAGCGGCACAGCCATGGACGCCTTCGCGCGGTTTGGTAATAAAGCCGTGTTCTACTACATGATGACTGCGCCGAAGTCCGCCCTAGCGCAGATGACTTCTATTCCGATATTCGGGCTACCCGTTCTGTCGGCTAGGTACGGAGTAGGCAAGGCCAGCAAGGTACTCCTAAGCTACGCCAACGTCCTCAACCCGGCGCTTGGCATTCGTAGTGAAGAAGGGAAGATATCGCAGCCGTCCGTGCTCAAGTCCAAACGGTTCAAGAAGCTCCCCAAGAAGCTGCAAGACCTTATGGCCGCTACGTTCAAGCAGGCCGAGACCGACCATAACCTGCTTATGGATACGTACACCTCGGATATGACCCAGCGCGCGCGTAGGTCTACGGATACGAGCAACTCCTTGACCACCGCCGCGATTAACCACACTGCCAATATAATGAGCGGTGGGTTCCACCACATGGAGCGCATGACCCGCGAGATTATGCTCGCTGCTACAGTGGAGTTGGAATACAACAAAAACAACGACGTATCCGTAAAGGACGCAACGGAGAAGGGTGTGGACGCGGTCCATACTGCACTGTTCCAGTACGCCGAGTGGAACAAGCCTTTGGGTATGCGGCTGAACCCAATGATGCGTACGGCTACGCAGTTTATGACTTTCCCCGTGCAGGTGATGTCGTACTTGGTGCGCAACGCATATAGCTCTCTCCCGTCCATAGGCGACAAGGCTACCCGCAAGGAAGCGCGTATCCAGATTTTTGGTGCGCTAGGCATGACTGTGCTGTTCTCGGGCGTGGCAGGGTTGCCGATGTATAGCTTCCTCATGGGGGTTATTAACGGTGCTGTTAATGCTCTCAAGGGGGATGATGACGATGAGGGGGACAACCCCCTTGTTGACTCTGACTACAAGCTTTGGTTTGAAACGGTGTTCATCCCCAAATACTTTGGCAAGGGTCTTCTCGGGCAGTCGGTTCGCTCGGGGCTCATACCCGCAGCCACTGGTGCAAATATTGGTTCCTCTACCTCCATGGACGGTATGTTCTTCCGGGGGGATAACCCCAGCAAGGACACAGAGGGTGCGCTCCGGCAGTTTGCATATGACGTATCGCTTGGAGCTTTCGGTAGTATGGCATCGCAATTGGCGTCTGCGTACGACGACATAGAAGAGGGTAACCTCGGGCGTGGCGTTGAGAAGGCTCTACCGGCGTTCTTCCGTGGACCTGCTAAGGCGCTCCGGTATTATACGGAGGGTAACATGACGCGCGACGGTAAGATTATACGCGCTAAGGAAGAATACGACATTGGCACACTGGCGGGGCAGATGCTGAATATAAGCAATACCAGCGTGGACGCCGAGATGAAGACTTCGTTTGCTCTAATGCGCAACAAGACCCTTATGAATGCCGAACGAAGCAAAATCTTCAATGATTTTGATACGGCGGACCGGGAAGAAGATGACGCAGCCGAAGCGAAGGCACAAGCTAGGCGGGAGCGGTTCGACAGGAAGTACCCCCTGAACAAAATAACCGAAGAAGCGCTGGCTAGTTCGCGCGAAGGTAAAGAAAAAGACAGGAACGAGTCGGTTGGCGGCGCTAGTTTGTCCAGCCCTGAAAACCTTTCCTTCCTAGAAGAACTTCTATCCAACCAATAAAAAAACCCCCCGCCCGGTTAAGGGCGAGGGGGAGGAGTCGAACCAACAACCAACCTAGAGGGAGGGAACCGTCTAGAACAGGAACACTAATTTACAACCGCCATACACGCAAGCCGCGAATACCTTCCTCTATGACCACCTTGATAAATACGTTTATCTTCAAGCGCTTGAGGGTTATGCCTAGCTCCGCCTTGGTAGCTTTTGGGTCCAGACACGGGACCATAAATGACGTCCCACGCCTGAACTTCTTCCAGTTTATAGTATAGTTAACCCCCGACAGCTTCATCTACTACAGCTTCACCTTCCGGTGCCTCAGGCATCAAGGCGCTGACCATACCTTCGAAGTCCTTATGGGCGGTATTCAGCACCAGAGCCGTAACACCCGGGGCCACCAGCTTCATGCCCTTGGTCATGCGCGTATTCTTGGTGTCCAAGAGGATACCCTGCTCTCGCATCTTCCTTATAGTGTCGGCATAGCTGACTTGGTTCTTCGTGCAGTCGGCCCGGAACTGCTTAACCGGGATGTACATCTTCTGCGTATCCGGTTCCAACCGGATAACCAACTCACCTCTGGGCTCCATGGTGGGCAACATGCCTTTGTTAGTGCGCCGATCCACAGCATCGTTCACGACAAGTGCGTTCTGCATATGCCGGTTGATGAAATCCCCAAGTACGGTCATGGAGTTCAGGGTCGGCGGGATTACTTCCTTGCGTAGTTCTAGCACCATGTTGCAGGCCCAGTTATAAACCGGGGCTAGGTCCCAGTCGAACAACCCCAGCCGCTTTGCTATAAGAGCACCAGCAAAGTTAGCCGCGACTATGGCCGACCAGAAACGCTCGCGCTGCGTCAAGTTAAGCTTCAGGTCTACCTTGGCCTGTACGTCTATACAAATACTCTTCGCTTCTTCAAGATTGTTAACCAACCACTGCGCGTAGATATCCCCGGCCAGCCCGTAGTTTTCAAACAACTGGTGGTCAAACATTTGCTTACCGTACGCCGCGTCGATGGCAGTAGAGGTGTCGATCTGATACTCGATGGCCCGCATCATTTCGCCGTCCGGGCTATCCTTTAGCGTGGTCAGCTTGTCGTAGAAGGAAGCATTAGAACTGCACAGGGCCAACAGGTTCCAGCGTGTGTTGTTCTCGCGTAGTTCGTTGGACGACTGCTTCATGCGGTCCTTACCTACACCGGTAGATATGCTGTACATAAGCGTGGACAGGTCAGCCGGGCGTGTGCTGGTCATCTCGTCAAACGTGGCTGGCAGGTTATTGAAGATACCCAGCTTCTGTATCTTACCGTTGAGGGTATCGTCCTGCTTGAAGCAGAGGTCCTTAGGGTGCCCATAGACGCTGTTGCACATATGCAGGACGGTACTCTTACCCTGTCCAGACCCGGGGTTAATCAAGTTGATTAGCGCTCCGCTCTGCCCAAGGAACCCAAACAGTGGCGACCCAAACGCGGTTAACGCCGCAAACGCATGGGGCTCAAGCCCTTTGCGCCCGTACAGGTTGAACACTTCCTTCCACTTCTCCAGTGAACCCTTGGGTACCAAAAGGGCCGCTTTCTCCTTAGTGGTGTTGGACGGTGGGCTGTGGAAGATACCGTCCTTAGAAATCTCCCGGTCACCGATAATGAACTTGCTGAAGTTATCAGCCCAGCCGAATTGTAGTCTCATGTTTTCTGCCTTTCTAAATACCTGAAGGTTTTTTATGGATAGGATAATGCACTGGAATAAGTCTTCGTACCGGCTGCCCGTGCAAAGCACGCCATATTTCGCTAGTTCTAAGCGCAGCTCGTTCTTATCGGCTACGCACTTGTTAGGTATGGTGAACTGCTTAATGCCGTCGCTGGGTGCGTGGTATTTCATTACCACTACGTCCCCAAGCGCGGGGTCGTACATGCGCTTAACTGCGTACACGTCCTGCTCGTAGACTAGCTCTGTCCCACCCGGGATGACCTCACCCTTCTTCGTCTGCTTATCTTCTACCTTCTTGTAGATGCCGCCCGTCTCCCCCCGCGCGTATGGGTAGGGGTACTTCGGTATTACGTGTGTTTTGCTAGGGTCGGTCTCGTCTTGTACGACGGCATCCCCGTCAGGCGTAATTGCGATATCCTTGCCAAGCTGGATGGGGTTTTTTATGTTCCCCCTGTGGGGGCACCCGTCGCAGCCGCCCGGGTTGATACGTTCGAATGTTGTGCAGTTGGCGGGGTACAGGATATGGGCGATCTTACGCTGCACCGAAGCAGGGTTATAGTCCGGGTGGCCCTCGGACATCAGGTGTATGGCGGTGTCTCGGTCATCGCAGAACTTGGCCACAGACAGGGCGTTGAACCAGCGCGGCTCAGACAGGGTGGCACGGCTACGGTAGCAGTCCTTAAGCTGGGCGCACCCCGGCTTGCGCTGCATGATCTTGTTGAAAAGGGAGATTTCATTGCCCCGTAGGGACAGCGCCAGTGCAGATAGGGGGCGCTTGGGCGGGCTGACCTCGACCACAGGTGCCGTGGCAAGACCCAGAAACTTGCAGAATTCCGGAAAAGGGGTGGGTTTTCCGGAGCTAAGTACTTCTACGAGGGTGGCGGGATCGTCTTTGAAATTATATGTCCCGGGTACCCGCAGCACCCTAGCCACCTCGAAGACGGCAGGGTCCACGTGCAGCCCATGTTCCACGCAGGAGGTCCGCAGGCGGTCAGCAACGGGCTCCCACTGCTCACGGGTGATCTCCTCCTCTAGCGGCCAGTAGGCATGTATGCCCCGCCCAGAATTCACCATGACAGGCTTAGGGAGGCCGACTTCCCTGCAAAAAATCTTAAGGGCTGCAATCCCAGCGCTCTGGTCTATGTATCCCCCCGGCAGTCCGGTCTTAGGGTTGGGGGCTGCCTTGCTCTCCCCGCAGTCTATGTCCAGCCAAAAAGCCTTTAGACCCAGTACGTTATCCTTGGTCCGCTTACCCTTGGTCTTGTATTTGGCCACCCCGAAGAAGGCGTTCCAGCCACCCTTGACCAGATTGTCTACTAGGTCGTCCACCTCTTCCCGGGTCTGTACGAAGTCCTGCTTGACCCTGCCGCCGTCCTTTATCCCAACGACAGCGAACCACCCACCGGGCGGCTGCACTGTGTCGAGAAGGTCGAATTCAGACATGGGTTATCATTCGGTACAGACGAGTACCGGCCACTAAGGGGTTTGTAGGGGTGGTTAGCTGTGGGTATTTATAATGCGTTCGACCTTGGTGGTAAGCAAGTTTTGCGGAGACGTAGCCCCACAGAACCAGTTGTAGACAGTCTGCTTACTAACTTCCAAGGACCGCATTACTTCGGCTACTGGTATCTGGTTCTTGATGCAAACCCTACCCAGCCTCACGCCCAGCAGTCGTCCGTCCGCCTTCTTATTGAGGGCTACAATGTGGGTGCTGTAGCTGTAAGCCCTACCCATTAGTCTTCACCCCAAGCATCAACAGCATCGGCAAGGGTAGACTTCTTCACTTCCGCCGTGGCTTTCTTAGGGCCGCGCTTGATCGGCTCCTTAACCTCTTCGTCTGGCTCGTCGCTACGCACCACCTTAGCCTCAACCTTCTTCTCGGCAGGGGCAGGGGCATCAGCCCGGGACGCCTGAGACACGGTGATAGCCGTGTACATCTTGGTTTCCGGCTTGCCCTGTGCCGACACCACCAGTTCATACTCATCGTCGTCGATCTCGCGCAGCGGGGTAAACAGAAGCTCCATGCTGTCGGCGTTGAGGTCGTAGCTGATGTTGGTCACCACGCCATCCGGCGACTTGCCGTTGGACAGCAGAAACTTAACATATGACTCGAAGGGGTGGACGTTGCCAGTACCCTTGCCAAACAGGGACTTGGCCGGGATGTTGAACTGGTACACTTCACCCTTCTCGTCTCCTTCCAACATGACGGCGACACGGCGCTGGTAGCGGCAAGCCTTGCTGCCGTTAGTCCCGGAACCCTTGACGTTCTTCGGGCAGTCAGCGCAGTTGCTATGCTGCTTGTTACCAGCAGCGGCCTCGGGCGTGTCACCCAGATTGGACCAGCAGTCGGGGCGGGTAGCCTCGGCGTTGACGTCATACGCAGCCTTGTAGAAGACGCGGGACACCTTGGACAGGGCATCAACGATGATGACGTTGATCTCCCCGCGCACGGCGTTACCCATCTGCTCGCCGTTGATGATGCGTTTGAAGGTGCCGTTGGTGTTGGTCTGGATGCGGCGGTAGGTGACGCCGGAAGACAGAGACTTTGCCAAGGCGCTGGGGGCGCGGTTGCCCGCAGTAGATACAGCAGAGCCGTTCTTAAAAATGGTTACGTCAGACATGTTGTTTCCTCACTTTGCTGTTGGTTTGCGGACTTGGATTACGTACTTGCTAGTGGACTGCAAGCCAATCGGCATCTTGTCGGGATGCTCTTCCAGAAACTGCTTCATGTTCCCGTTATGCACGCGCTGCTCTAAGAGGTAGGGGGCTGCGTTGTCCACGATGAACTTGTGCATATGCTCCCAGTCACTAGCCCAGTACCGCGACTGTACGCGGCGAGAGACTGTGCCCTCGGAAGTCTTGATGCTGTCGGCGTTCTGTTCGTTGCAGACACCCAGAAGGACGTTACTCACGCCTTCAAACTCCTCCTCTAAAGGAGCCATATCCTGCTTGTGCTGCTCTTCCTTCTCGGCAATCAAGTTGCGGAGGCGGATGTAGTCCTTGGTAACCTTGGTGAGGTCTGGTCTTACCTCGGTAGGGAACAGGTCTAGTTGGCTCATCGTTTATATTCCTTGCACTGTATCTTTAGGACTACGCCGTCGTAAGGGCACCAGTGGATATGAAGCAGTTTCCACAATTGGCCACACCGCCTACAGATAAATACTGGCTTAGACAGAGTCAAGTGGTAGAAGCCAGTTCTTGGCGATAAAGATCAATTACTTTCTGGTGGTTGTCTATATTTCCCTGAAGCATCCTGTAGAGCCTAGTCTCAACCGGGCTACCACATATATGGGTAACCAGCATCGGGTGGTGCTGGCCGGGCCGGTTGATACGAGCGTTCGCCTGTAGGTAGGTCTCAACGCTGGTTACTGGAGCGTACCAGATAATGTTGTCGGCTGCTGTCAGGGTAAGTCCGTGGGAAGCAGCTTGCGGCTGGAGAATAAGAACCTGTGGGTCGGTCTTGGTTTGGAACGCGGTGACTATATCGCTTCTTTTATTTACTGGAACTCTACCGTCGATAATAGAACACGACACTCCGTTCTTAGTGAGATACTCCTCCATAAGGTCGATGGTGTGCGTGAACGGCACAAACACTAAGCTCTTGTGCGGGGCTTCTTCGATGACTTCCAGAACGATACTCAGCCTGTTGCCTACGTCGAACTCCAGAACCTCCCCGGTGTCTGTGTACACAGCCCCACCAGAGATTTGTAGGAGCTTGTTAAGCTTGGCGGCAGCGTTAACAGCAGACACGTCCTCGCCACCGGCTTCTATAAGAAGCTGGCTTCGTAAGAGATTGTAGTACTTCGTCTGCTGCGCCGACATGGGGGCATCGCGGTCCACGTAGGTAACATCCGGCAGGTCTAGGCACTGGTCACGTTCGAACCGGATGGCTGGCTGCAACATACTATGCACTACGTCTTGGGCGTCTGGCTTTGGGTTCCACTTGAACTGGGTAACCTTGTACATGACGCGGTCCCGGAACTGACTAAAGCTACGCGGCGTGTTTGCCGGGTTGACCAGTCTGGCTAGGCCGTAGGCATCGGTGGGTGACTGTGCGGCAGGGGTGCCTGTCATCATCCACAGGCGCGGGTTTGTTTTTAGTACTATTTCCTTCAGTATCTTCCAACGGGTAGTGGACGCCGTCTTGTAGGCGTTGCACTCATCCACGACTATGAGGTCGAACCCCCCAGCAAGTATCTCGTCTTTCACCACGCCGACACCGTCGAAATTTATTACCACAAATTCAGAACCAGCAGCGAGTATCTTCTTGCGCTGCTTGGCATCCCCGTGGGCCACCGAACAACTGCGGTGCATGGCGAACTTAAACATGTCCTGTTGCCACGCCGACTTCATGATGGACAGGGGGCACAGTACTAGAACCCGCTTCACCTGATTGGTCTTCATCAGGTAGTCCGCAGCCCATATGACAGACGCAGTCTTGCCCGTACCCTGCTCGTTGAAGCAGAAGGACTGGTTGTTGGAGACGAGAAAGTCAGCAGTTACCTTCTGGTGGTCGAACGGCGTGAGTTTGCCGGTCCACTTATAATTTTCTAAGATGGTCACTTACTTCTTCTTATCCTTCTTACTCTTCCGCAGCACCACGCCGTGCTTAGAGTCCCGGTCAAACGACCTGTTCTCGTGGGCTGTCTGCACCCGCAAGCCGGTCTTGTTGGTGCCGCCCTTAGACAGGGGGACGACATGGTCCACATCCTTGCCGTCGAACTTATGCACCTTGCCCGCCTTCTCCAACTTGTAGCGGGCGGCGTTGCGCATGGCGCGGCGCTTCTGCACCTCGGGGGTGCCGTCGTACAGCTTGTACTCGCGGTCGTAGTCTCTCTTTTTAGCCATTAGAGTGTCTCCGGAATGTAGGGTTGTCTCGGCCTGCGTTCTAAATAACGTTTACGAACTCCCGCGCGCCCCTGCGGGTAGATAGCTTCCCACTTCTTACGTCCGTCTATGGTGTAGGCTACGTCCATTACGCCGTTCACGTACGTATAAATGGTGTGTATCTCCGGGTCAGCGGAGAGGAAGTTATCTACAGTACTCTTCATGTCAGGGACGTTACCTTCTTCCAAGAATAGACGACCAATACGCATGGTTATGTCTAGTTCTATCCGATCCACATTACACATAAAACTCCACATAATATTCTCCTAGTACTTGTTCATCTGGTTTATCATGACTTGCTTCACGGCGCTCCGGATGTCCCTTTTACTTCGTAGTCTTTTTGGACAAAACCTTCTTTGCTTCCGTGGACATAAGTGGAGCGGACCCAAATGTTTTTGGTCTCCAACCGTCTGATATGTCCCCGCCTTAGGTGGCTACGCGTACCTTCGCCTGTTCCTGTATGTTCGTGCGGGCTGTCCCACACTTCGCCGCCAATGGAAAGTACGTGATAGTCGTAGAGTCTTGGTTTACTACCATTACTTTTTGCTCTGCGAGCCTGTAGTTTTGGCGGCGCGGGTACAGGTATTTGTTTTGCATCGTGAACGCCTAACAATTTCCATAAGGTGAACACAGTTGTCAGGTCTGGTAAAAACTCTTGTAAAAGTTGAGGTGCCGTAACAGCCCCCTGTAGGATTTTTAAAACGTCAGACGTCGCAGGATCACCACCGAAGCTCATCCCGTATAGACCTGTATGATAATCTTTATTCATCACCACAGTAACAGGGGCACACGCCCAGCGTTTACTTTTTGGTTCTTGCGCTATACTCCACAGCAGTATCCTAGCATCGTTGAACGGCTGCATAGCCACGGTTATCTTCCATGAAGGTAGGCTAGGGCCGGTCAGCGTTGCTGCACCTATGTAGCTTGTCCCTCCTACGCGCTCGATGCTGATTTTCGGCGAGTCCAGCGCGGGATCATAGGCATCTACTTCGCTTAGGATAGCTATCGCAGGGTAGGGTAGCCGGATATCATCGGCTATTGTGGGTGGGTCTTTTAGTACGGCAGAGGCATCCGGTACGTAGAACCTAGGGCTTTTCTCTATAAATCTAGCCATAAACCCGCACATTGATTTACCTTCAGGGCTTAGCTGAGTACCGTACGCTTCAAGGCGTAGTAGTTCCTGTATCGCTGCCCCGAATTTTGCCCAATGCCCTTCCTGTTTCATCACCGCTCCCTATGGTGTGCGCATGACGTAACCGGGCACCAGCCGCACAGCGGGCCAGAGTTCGCGTTCCACACTCCGCTCAACATAGCCCCATCTAGCTGCTCCAGTTCTTTGTCAAACGTCTTTAGGTAGACTTCCTTCTCGTCGGCCCGGTGTTCTTTAGTAATAAAATCGCCGCTGACTAAGAACGCCAGCGCGGACTTTACCTTCTTAACCAGCGGGAAGTGGGAGAAGATAGCCCCGGCGACTAAATCTAACTGTTTGGTATCGGCGTATTTGGCGTTCTTACCGGTCTTATAATCTACCGAGTAAGCTCTCTCCCCATTAACAATTATAAGGTCGGCAATACCGCGCCACCAAACACCGCTGTCGAAGAAACCGCAGGGAGCGTAATCCTGCTTCAACCCCAGCTTTACTTCGCAGTGCTTGTCCCCTTCTATCTTACCAAGACTCTCTACTATCGGCTGCATGTACTTAAACTTTTCCGGGATAGGCACGTCAGATTTAACGAACTCCTCCGCAGCTTTATGTACGTCTTGCCCGTAGACCATGGCTTCGCTGCCGGTGTCCTTGACGTCTTTAAGGACTTTTAAATGGTAGTATTTCTTAGGGCACTGTTTGAAAGTGCTTATGGAAGAGTAGGACCACGCAATCATCTGTCGGCCACCCAAAATATAATAAACACCGCAAGCATCATAAGCAGCCCTAACTCCATAACATGACCAGCATACCAACCGCCAAGAGCAGCGCCCACAAGGCGCAGCCAATCCTTACGTTACCCGGTTCCAAGTACCGCATCTACCAGCCTCCTCCCCCATATGCGTTCCATAGCGTGGCGTGTCATGCCGCGAGCATGGCTTTGTTTTATAAGCCCTACGGACTTCATGTTGTGAACAAGAAACGTACCCAGTTCGGAACGCCGGTTGAACTCCGCCAATTCAAGGCGGCTACGTTCGTGCTCCTGCGGGGTCGGTTTCTTGCGTATATACAAGTTCATAACTACTTCTCCGACGCTACTTCTATAGTATTAATTGGGATACCAGACATGTAGCTTGCTTTGCGTATCCGGTCATTCTTGGTCCCTGTTTTACCTTCTAGCACATACTTAACAGTGCTGATAAGAAGCAGAAAATAGAGTTGGTTTACCCGGGCCACCCCCCGAACCTCATCGTACGGCTTAGGCTTGGGTGCCGGTACCGGCGCTTCTTTCACTAACTTGATATTCGGATTCATGTTTCTTTCCTCACTATGTACTGGTAGCCCATGTGCACGGGCTTCAGTTGCTCTGCGAATATGTTAACGAAGGCATCAACAGCCAGCTTGGGTCTGTGCAGCACGTCGCGTTGTTCGCCCCATAGGTAGTCATCGAATACCATGACGCCTTTGTCCTTGAGCATCGGCCAAGCTACGCAAGCATCGGTAAGCACGTCAGGCGCGGTATGCGAAGCATCTACATATATGAAGTCGAACTGCGGTCCACCGGCTAGCTTGGTAACTGCCTCGTAGGAAGTCATCTTGAACTTGAGCACCGCCCGTCTGGGGTGCTGCTCACCTAGCAGGGTCAGGTTATGGTCGTAGTTATCTTCGGCGTCTGGCATCGCCAGTCCCATTTTAACGTGCTCCTCTGCGCCTTGCCACGTATCAACAGAGACAAGTGTGCCGTCGTCTTCGAGCATGTTCTCCACGATCCATGCAGTGCTGCGCCCTTCGAACGCGCCCAGTTCCAAGAAACGTTTACGCTCCGGCAGTGTTGGTGTTAGCTGCTGCCATACTTCTGGGGCCCAGTGGAACCAGTCTTGGGTGAACTTAAAGTCGGTCATGGTTTGCCATTCCCCCTAATAATAATATGCGTCTGTGTCGCCGTAATTCGCGGTGGTTTCATTTTCCACGGCAAAATACTTGGTCGAGCATTTGAAGTCTGGCACCAGCAGCGTCTTGGGTGACAGCGACGTGTCTATGATCCGCAACCTGTTGTTTGGATAGGCGCAATACTGGCCGTTCTCCAGTTCAATGATGTTCATGCTTTTGTGTTCGCTTGGCGTCTCGCTCGTCGAGTAGTCAACAATGTCCGGCGCGGGGTGGTAATTGTCCAAGGTGCAGACGTATGTGCCGCGCAGCAAGCCGCCAGATTTTATCCTAACTTCATACACCATCGATGCGGTGAACTGTTTGATCACTGACACAACCCCGTAGTCCATCGCGTTCCAAAACTGTAGATCGGTCAGCGGCAAATCCCGGTCAGGCGTTTTCGGTTCCGTCACGAAGGCTGATATCGGCAGCTTGTCAAACATCGCGCCGTAAGCTGGCAGGTACGTCTCAAAATACAAAGCCCGTCCGGGTATGCTCTTGGCGCAGACCCATATGCCCTTCACAAACTCGCCATGCCCGTCCTCTAGGTCGCGCAGGTATTCCTTGCGGACCCAAACGTGCTGGGCTGGTAGGTTTGTGAGGAGATAGCTCATTAATCCTCCAGCGCTGCGTTAATCATGGCGCGATAAATGTTCGGGCTGGCGGACCCTTCCCAAAAACCCGCCTCGATCATTTTTTTTGTAGGTTCCCGCATAGCCTCGATGGCGGCGCGGGCTAAAAAATCAGGATCATAGTCGTCACGCAAAAGCATCGCTTGGTTAATTGCTACGGCCACCCGTTCAATCATGTCCATCAGCACTCTCCATACATTCCCGCAGTACCGCAGCGTATCCTGCCACATCCAACACGCTATCTACGTGTCCCGGTGTCTCCACCAGCCTAGCCATCTTCAACTGGATCAAACAGGTAGCCACTTGCGCCGCCGTAACTTCAACCCCCAGCATGACGGACCACAGCTTGGCGGTCCTAGTCATATTTTCTTTCATTGGGCCGTAAGTCTTGCCGCGCTCCTCTACGATCTTAAACGCTTCCTTAAGCATGTTAGCGCCTTGGCTCATGTTAGCGTTTCCTCGGGGATAGCGGCGTCATGGCGATCTTGTAGTGGGCTTCGCAGTAGGAAGAGTTTTCTTTCTTAGGTCTGCCGCAAAACCCAAACCCTGCTTCTCCGTAATGCCCGCTGGGAAACCGGCAGTCGTTTCTCTTTAGGTCCTCCATGTCGGGCACAAGGGGTTTTAGGGTGTTAGAACTTGCTATCGGCGCGGGCGGCGTGGGGCCGGAATCGTTCCACACTCTTACTCCCGATGTAGCTAAATGCTTCGTTGCCCGAACCCTGCGGATAGCCTTTGTGTTCCCAGTGTCGGGCGTCTCCCGCTTGAGCAGCTTCAACCTGTGTACCTTGCCAAGGATAGAGCATCTGGTCCGATCCAGTATCCGTCCGATGACTGTTGAAGTGCAGCCAGCAGCCCACTTCTTGGCTAGCAAGGAAATGTCTTTAGCGGTCCACGCCTTCTCGTATGGTCTAATCATTTTACCACCTCTATAAGTTTGCCGCCTGACTTCAAAATATCGCCGCCGAAGACGTAAGTACCAACGTGGGCCAGCTTGATGAACGGGTGGGCGTATATGTTCCCGCCGTGCTTACGAACCAGTTCGCAGAAGTGGTAGTCCTCCGACAGCAGCGCTCCGGAGCCGTCTATACTGGTGGCAAAGAACTCATGTGTCAATGGTTTGACATAGTTATTCTCAGCGTCCTTATGGGAGGACACGCGGTAGGTAGGGACGTGTTCCTTAAGGGCCTCGAACACACCCCGTTTTATAAGCATGAACCCAGTGCCACCGTGTCTCACCTCGACCACGCCGTCTGCGTCGGTCTCGGCATCTTGGGAACCAATAAAGTTCACTACAAAACTACCTCCGTAGTCCTGTAGGTCCTCTTTGCCTTCCTTCGCCGCTTTACGGACCTGATCCCAATTCACTTCTTTCTTGGGGTACAGACCGCAGACCACATCTTTGTCAGCAGCCAGCAGACGCATAACATCATCACCGCCGAAGCCGATATCTGCGTCGATAAACATGAAATAATCGCAGTTTCCTTCAAGGAAAACTCTCGCCAGCTCATTACGTGCCCTTGGTATAAGACTTTCGTTCATAATCTGTGCCCAGAAGACGGGGATATTAGCGGCTCGCATCTTGGCCGTTGTCTTCAGAAGGCCCTCTACGTAGTGGCCCGTACACATACCCCCGTACATGGGAGTAGCAATCATAACGGATGGGTTCTTTTTTTCTTCGCTCACATTTTCACCTTATCTATTAACAGCCCGGTTGTTCGCCCGCGCGCGTTTTTTACAGGTACGCCCCAATCAAGAACGCAAACATAGACCCAACCACGATAACAACTACGGTTCCCCAAAGGTTACCCAAAGCTGCTATCCCTACAATGGTTACCCACGCGAGCACCACGGAGGCGGTAATAACCGCCCACACAGTGCCCAACACTTTAAATCCAGCTTCGATATCCATCAGCAGTCTCCGTAAGTTAGGCCGGTACCTGCCTCGCAGTTAAGAGGTAAGTCTGGTGCCCAACTCGGGCGGAGACGCATACACAGCTCCACGAACTCTTTACCTGTTACTTCCTCCTGCTTGGGTAGAAGGCATCCCACTGCGTCATGCACCGTCATTACCACCCGGTACTTCTTGGATATCCGCAGCATCTGTTCGCCGATCACGATACGCGCCAGCGCCTGACACACGTTCTCCGTCAGCTTCCCCCCGTACAACTTCGTAGTCACCACGCTCTTCCCGCGCTTGGTGTCGTAGACGTATTCTAACTTACCATCTTCTTCATTCTTCTCTTTGCGGAGGTTGGGGTACTGGAGGTACAACCCGTTAGGCAGTCGTATCCCCTTGGACCCATCCACAAGCACAGCTCCGTCGCGCCCGTAAGGCGCTGTCTCATCGGCAACCATTGCTTTGATTGCATCATCGCCCTGCTTCCAAAGTTCCGGTATCTTGTAGGCAGTCCGGCGGTAAGTGCTGATGATCTCTTGGGCTTCGCCGTCTGTAAGAACTACCTTCTGGTTCTTCATATGTGTTTGGAACCGGGTCCAGCCTAGGCCGTAACCACAACCTAAGATAACCGTCTTGCCTAGAAACCTTTCTTGCGAGGTTATGGCTTCCGGTTTTCTGCCGTATATCTTCCCCGCCATGATCTTGTACACGTCCTCGCCCTTCTCAAAGGCTTCGACCAAGTCGTCCTGCTCGGCCAACCACGCAAGGGTTCTGGCTTCAATCTGCGAACTATCGCTATCGCATAATACGTAGCCAGCAGGGGCTAGCATCGCAGACTTAAGCGCTGACGCACGCGGTAGGTTCTGCATGTTCACCTTGTCATCGCCTCCCCACCGTCCGGTGTGCGCTGCGTAGTAACGCAGGGGGATGGGCAGCTTGCCCCGCTTGGCTATGCCTATTAACCGCTCAGTCCTTGTCTCTTCCAAGGTACTCTTTA